AGAGGCACGGGCATTCAATCAACTCAAGATCAAAGATAATCTCACGGTACGCCAGCTCAGTATACAAACCGGTATTAGTGAAAGTCGTATTGGAAACTCTATGAAGTTGCTTAAGCTGGATCGGCCCATTCAGGATCTAATCGAGTGCGGCCAATTTACTCACCTATCCAATCTCATTAAGCTGATCCTCGATATTCCGGATGATGCTGCCCGCGTCGATTTATGTAAAAAACTTGCTGCCAGAGGCATTGGTAAAAATACAAAAGCAGTCCAAAATTCTGCCACCTTGCTGATCAAAAAGCTCAATTCTGAGATGCCATTTCCGGCCGATAAAATTCCTGGGCTCGAGCTGGCAAAAACAAAAGCCGATCTGCCCAAATGGGATATGTTATATCAGATCGGAAAAGTGCCCAGCTGGGGAATAATTTACAAAGCGGCAGTCGAGGCTTGTAATAACTGCCCGCGGCGCCCGGCAGCCTCTGAAGCTAATTGCGCCAAATGTACTGCTGCGGATTTGCTTTCTAAAATTATCGAACAAGGAAACCGAGAAAAGGCTCACAATTTGGCACAAAATGTGATCAAAAAGAGGGCAATTATTAATGGAAATAGATGAATTTACCGATATGATCGTCAATATCGCAGCCGAAGATGAATCCAAGTATTTATGGACGGAGGATGAAGAAAATACCTTGCGCAGCCTGCATGGCCATATTACTGATGAGCAAATTGGGTTAATTATTGGACGAACAAGGAATGCAGTCCATATTCACGCAGAACGTGAATTGCATCTTCCCTCACCGACTACCGATCCAGATTACATTACGTGTCGGAAAATAGCCGAGCTTCTTGGAATTGATAATCATATTCCGCCTTCGTGGGTCGATCGTGGGATCATGCCAGGTGAATATATACCCAGATATGATAATCAGCTGCATCGTCGAACAAAGCGTACGATATTCATTAATTGGTTGCTAAATCCGGATAATTGGATCTGGTTTAATATCCATCGCGTACCTGATCCATATTTACATGAACTTCTCAGTCAAGCTGAGCATAATTGGGGAGATGAATGGTGGACCACCAATCAGGCAGCTGCTTTTCATCATGTAAACAATAAAGATATTCTGCGCTATATCAAATTTGGCTGGATCAAAGCCATTCAAGCGCACAATCGATCTGGCCGTAATTCCGATTATTGGGCGAATTGGTTCATCAAGCGTTCTGAAGCCACCCGTCCTGATTTGAAATTCTTTCGGAATAGAAAAATGAATATTTGGATAGGTACTCATATAGGTGTTCGGGAAATCGAAAAACGCAAGCCTGTTCGCAAAATAGTATATGGACTTTATCGACCGGGAAATCCAAATTATTGGATCCTGGCTTTATATGATGATAAAGCGGAAGCTATTTTTATTGCCAAATTCATCGAAGAGCATGGAGGTAGATTTGTTTCATCCATGCGTAAAGCAGCCAGGCAGGCATGGAAAGAACAAAAGAGACAATAACGCAAACGGAGAACAATCTATGGTAGATACTTGGGCAATTGCAGAATTGATGGGTCACTTGACACTCGCCGGCAGGATCACCAAGCCGGGGGATAATGGCGGGTTATGGCAAATCGATATCCCAGATGCTGATAGCTTTCATACTGAATTTTTCGGTAGCCAATCGGTTTACCGGATCCGGATCGTGAGTGAGCAGATCGCCAGAGCTTATGTATCTCACCATGAGATGATCGAATATAACGCGCCGATCTTGACTAGGGAGGAACATGAGGCAGAAATGGATCGAGCTCGGGAGTTGATCGAGAATTTGCGCCGCGAGATGGATAAACTTCGACATGCATTACCAGCTGGAATTGTGCCAGACAATGAATTCCAGGGAATCGATCGGTTCGAAGATCCCGGGGAATATGAAGATGATGACGAAGATAGTGATTTGGAGGATGATCTATGAACTTCATCCCTGAACAATCAAAGGAAAGCAAGCGTGTTCCTTATTACGAAGAAGCTCGAACTAGTGAGGGTTGGCAGGGTCAGACTACCAATAAGTCCATCAAAGAATTGCAAGATGAAATAGAGAGAACGATTATGCGTTTAGGTGGCATGGTAGAAAATTTTCAGAAAGGAGTCTTTGATGGTGGGCAAGGCAAACGAGACGGATATCGCATTTATTATTTTGTCAAAGCAACTGATGGTCGTCACATACCTGGTCAAATTGACATTGCTGCTTTACCTATTGACCCAAACCTCGGACATCGAGCAGACAAAGACAAGCATCGAGAAAACAGCCTGAAGATGGCTCTTTATATGCTACGTGTGGCTCTGGATGGAACATGGTTTTTGCAACAACTTAGCCCGGGTTATGCAGCTCTTGTACCTTTTATGTTGGGTCCGGGCAAGAAAACCATCTCTGAATTATGGGCGGAGAGCTCCATTATGAATAATTTGCTGCCGCCTGGGGAAGATAGTGATTTTGTAGAGGGAGAGGCAAGGGAGGTATGAAAGCCTGGAAAGTATTTGGCATCTGTGTAGATTGGTTCGTCCTAATCCATGCTGATACTGCTGGAAAAGCTAAACTAACAGCTATGGAGGAATACAATCTTGATAATTTCACCGCTATGCGTGCCAGGCGCTTTCCTGGAATGGATAACAAGAAATTCACTTATCAGGATTGCAAAGACGCCGGATTTCAATACACTACTGACTATTCAGAAGATTCGGATGGAACAGGTCACCTAGCTCCTGAATATTTTACCAATGATTGTCCTTGTGAAATCTGTAGGGAGATATGATGACTAAAACCAAGATCGAATGGGCAACGGATGTTTGGAATCCCACGGTGGGATGCACGAAGGTGAGCCAAGGGTGCAAGAATTGCTATGCGGAGCGGTATTTCCACCGGTTCCATCCAGAAGAGAAATTCAGTGAGGTGAAGTGCTACCCGGAGAGACTGATCTGGCCGCTGCATTGGAAGAAGCCCAGGATGGTTTTTGTGGATAGCATGAGCGACCTATTCCATGAAGATGTGCCGAGTTTGTTTATTGATCAAGTATTTGAGATGATGCATTTCGCTTGGTGGCACACTTTTATAATCTTAACCAAGCGTACAGAACACATGTACAACTATATAAGCCAACGTTATCTTCCTAACCAAAGGTCAGTTTTGCCGAATGTCTGGCTGATCACATCCATTGAGGACCAGCCAACGGCAGATGAGCGGTTACCTTGGTTATTGAAAACGCCGGCAGCGGTGAGAGGGGTGAGCGTGGAACCGATGTTAGGACCGGTCGATCTATCCCCAAAAGATCACCTCGTCGAATTAATTAGTCCTTGGTATTCAAAGAACGGTTTTGATCCTACAGCCTCACAAAAAGTAATTGATCGGGCTCATTGGTTATTTCCCAAAATTGATTGGGTCATCTGTGGCTGTGAGAATGGGCCTCGTCCGATGGATTTGGATTGGGTTAGATTTCTGCGAGATCAATGCCAGGATGCCGGTGTGCTATTTTTCTTAAAACAAGCACGAATCGATGGAAAACTGGTCAAAATGCCTGAATTGGATGGTCAAATTTGGGCGGAATACCCAAAAATCGATGAAAATCAGATATAAAATCGATGAGATTCATGCACAATTTGAATGAAAAATGGCTTCATCCTGGCAGGAATTAACTCAATTATTATCATTTGAATGCCGTGAAAAGCTAGCCGATGCTTTGTTGGAGGCGCTGAATTCAAGCCAATGGCAGCGGATAGACATCGAAATCCGGGACCATAGAATACACGCAATCGACCTGACGAAGAGGATACATCCACCAAAAATAAAAAATAAAGCAGACTTGACTAGCCAATCGTAAAAATTTGTGATAAACTATACATAACGTCATGCACGATGCGATGAGCCGGGCGGTTACGTAAACCGTCCGGCTCTTTTTATTTAATCCAAAAAGGAGAATACCATGTTCAAAATCAATTCCAATATTTTGAAGATCAGCCTTCTGGTTATTGGAGTGATCCTCTTTCTAATAATTCCATTGATGAATGTTCAGGCGGCAATCCCTCCAGAGGCATCGCAAGCAAGCATTTTTCCAAGTCTGTCTGAGATCTGGGCGATCATCGAGCCTCGACTGGTTGTCTTGCTCGTTTTGACGGTCTTTGATTTTCTATTTGGGGTGATCCTTTCACTCATAGCCAAAGACTTCAAATGGGAATATTTACTCCATTACTTGAATACCGACATCTTACCAATATTAGCGTGGATGGCGATCGCAGTAATCGGGCAAATCCCGGCTGAATTCATACCTTCAGGAACATTACCCGTATTCGAATATGCTGTTTACGCGACTGTATTCCTGAGCATTGTTGCATCCCTTTATGGACAATTCCAAAAGATTGGGGTGTTGAGTGCCGGCGGGATAAAAGATCCGCCTCAATAAGGAGGCGGTTATGGATGATTGGCTGCAATACATTATAGGGGCAGCTGCTGCTATTTTAGGAGGGGGAGGTCTGGCAGCTATTTTCAATTGGCTAAATTCACGTAAAAAAGTGAAAAGTGAGATAGCTTTCACCGAGGCTGATACTGAAAAGAAAGAAGCTGAGACTACCGAGATCATAACTCGTGCGGCCGGCGCAGCGGCTGAAATGCTATCCCAACAACTCAAAATCCTGCGGTCGGAAAATGCGACCATGCATTGTGAGATCGAAGCCCTGCAGAAAGAAAATAAATTATTAAAAGTTGTTCAGCAAAAACACGAACAAAAGATCATCGATTTGCAGGCAATTGCTGAGCAGTTCGACCAAGTGCTAGATGGTGCGCATACACTTTATGGCCAGGTGATCGAATTGAATGGTGAGCCGAAATATAAACCACCTGCCAGGCGAAAGGGAGCGGTGATATGAATCTCATCGGCAAAGGTATGTATATCTGGCAGATCAAGCGCTGTGGGGAACCCCAGGCGATTGCTCAGGCAGCTAAAACTGGTGGTCTCAGCCATATGCTGGTCAAGATTGCCGATGGACCATACATCTTTTATGGCCTGAACTGGGGCGATAAGTTTACCGGACGTGATTGGGTCATGGAGCTCATCCATGAGCTCAAAGCCATTGGGATCATAGTCATTGGCTGGCAATATGTTTATGGTGTTCTTCCAGAAGCAGAGGCTGACATAGCGGCTCAGCGGATTGAAGAAGGGGGCATTGAGATCTTTGATATCGATGCTGAGAAGGAATATAAAGCTCCAGGGATGGGACCTAAAGCTGTCAGGTATTGCAGTCGATTGAAGAATTTGGTTCCTCATGTTAAGTTAGGCTTGGGTTCCTACCGTTGGCCCAATTTGCATAGGGAATTACCTTGGGCTGAATTCGGTCAATATATGGACTTCTACATGCCCCAGGTCTATTGGCAAGGATCTCACAATCCAATAGAACAACTTGGTAGATGCCTGAGGGAATATAAAAATTTGCCTTACCCGAATATCCCGATCTATCCTACTGGAGCTGCCTACCGTGAGTTCGGTTGGCAGCCAGGAGTTGGTGAGGTCACTGCCTTTCTAAAAGCAGCCAAGACGATCTATGATCTTCCTGCTGCTAACCTATGGGAATGGTACGATGCAAAGTTTCGATATCCTGGATTCTGGAATGAGATTGCTAACTTTGACTATGGCAATCAAACTCCTCCAGATCCTCCACAGCCTCCATTACCTCCACAGGATTGGGCGCATGCGATCACAGTATGGGCTAAGAACATGGGTTATGTAGGTCCGGAGCCTGGGTGAGATATGCCAAGAGCAGCACGTGTTTGTCCCATTGTAGGTTGCCCCGAGTTGATACACGGCAAAGATCGCTACTGCCCCCAGCATCTGCGTGAGAGGCAACAGGCAGTCGATAACAACAGGCCTCCTTCTTCCCAGCGTGGCTATGATGCTGAGTGGCAACAGATACGATTTGCATATTTGAAAGCCCACCCCTGGTGTGTTGAATGTGGGCGAAAAGCGAATGAAGTTGACCATGTGATACCTATCCAGGATGGTGGGACAGACGATTGGGATAATCTACGTTCTTTTTGTAAGCATCATCATAGCCAACATACGGCTAAGGTCGGTGGAGGTTTTGGCAATCCTAGAGGTAAGGGGGTTGAAAATGCTCATTCCATTTCAATTCCTGACCGTGCGGGCAGTAAGGAAAATGTATGTACGGGTTTGGCAAGTCGACTGAAATAGGGAAATAATATGCCAGGACCACTACCAAAAGACCCTTCCATCAGGCAACGCAGGAACAAATCGATCACCAGATCCATGTTACCCGCGGAATCAGCGCCTATAGGGAGGATACCATACCTGCCACGACGCCCTAAAGGCAAGGGCGGCTGGCACAAAATGGCACGCCTCTGGTGGCATGACGTATGGACCTCTCCGATGCATTATGAGTATTTGCGTGTAGATATCCATGCGCTCTATAGATTGGTAATACTTGTGGATGCATTTTTGAAGTCCGGTAAGTTGGATACTGCCAAGGAGATCCGGTTGCTGGAGAGGGAATTCGGGATCACACCGCTCAGCAGGCGCAGACTTGAATGGTCAGTAGCGCAGGCTGAAGAAGCACGAGATCGGCATGAGCAGAAGCGCAGCCGCCGTGCGCTAATTATCGATGGTGATGATCCACGTGAGGTATTGAGTAAATGAGCGTGCTGATGATCCCGCAAGATGATAAGAAATATCCGACCCTGGGGCCGCAGGTGTGCGATTTCATCGAGAGCTACCTGGTGCATGGTCCAGGAGATCTGCGTGGACTGCCGGTCGAGCTGGATCAGGAAAAACGGGCACTTATTTATCGTATGTATGAAGTCTATCCAAAGGGTCATGCCTGGGCGGGACGGAGGCGATTCAAACGCTGTGCAATCAGCTTGCGTAAGGGAAGCGCCAAGACGGAGCTGGCAGCGCTGATCGCAGCCGTCGAGTTACACCCGGATGGACCGGTACGCTGCGATGGGTTCGATGCCAAGAGTAACCCAGTTGGTTTAGGGGTGACAGATGCCTATATTCCCCTTGTTGCCTACACCGAAGAACAATCCGATGAGCTGGCTTATGGTGCTCTACGCATCATCCTGATGTACAGCCAGGTGGCGGAAGATTTCGACATTGGCCTGACACGCATCTTGCGCATTGGAGGCGATGGCAAGGCGGTCAGCCTGGCCACAGCCCCGGATGCCAGAGATGGTGAACGGACGACGATGCAGGTATTCGATGAGACCCACAGGCTCAATCTACCACGACTGAAATCGGCACACCGCACGATGCTGGCCAATATTCCCAAGCGATATCTGGCCGATGCCTGGTCACTGGAGATCACTACAGCTCCGGCGCCTGGTGAAGGATCAGTGGCAGAGGACACGATGGAATATGCTCGCCAGGTGGCCGGTGGAGCCATAAAGGACAGCAGGTTATTCTTCTTTCACCGGGAGGCATCTGACAGTCACGATCTCACTACACCAGAAGGAATAAGGGCAGCCGTGCTCGAAGCCAGTGGGCCGGTGGCTGAATGGTCCGACATCGATAATATCGTCGAGCAGTGGAGAGACCCAACAGCCGATAAGGCATACTTGGAACGCGTATGGCTGAACCGGTTGGTGCGAGCGAGTGAACGTGCCTTCGATATAGAGCGCTGGAATGAGCTGGCCGACCCGAATTATCTACCTCCAGATGGGGCATTGATGACACTTGGTTTCGATGGAGGTCGCTGGCATGATGCGACGTCCCTGGTGGGCACAGAAGTGCAGACCGGATTTCAATGCCTGCTGGGATTATGGGAAAAACCCGAAATGCTCGACATCGAAAATTGGGAAGTACCGGCGGAGGACGTGAAGGGTGTCGTGGCTGAGGCTTTCGAGCGCTGGCAGATCTGGCGCATGTACTGTGACCCACCTTATTGGGAATCGATCGTAGCGGAATGGGCGGGCAAATATGGCGAGAAGCGCGTGATCGAGTGGTGGACCAATCGCCAGAAGCAGATGGCTTATGCGATCAAATCATTCAATACGGCGATCACATCGGGTGAGCTGCTGCACGATGGCAACCCACACCTGGCACGCCACATCGGTAACGCCGTGCGCAGGATCTTGAAGATGAGAGACGAAGAAGGTCGCCCGCTGTGGACAATTTATAAGGAGCGACCGGATAGCCCACTCAAGATC